AGCTTGCGGAGATGTATTCGTTGTAGTTTTCCGGGTTGTCCGCCATCATTGCGAGCATCTGGGCGAAGGGTCCTCCAGCCATCTTATATAATACTGCGGCCAAGGAAATATTGAATGGGGTGATGGTTCCTGCGACTTCAGCCTTCGACAAGAGCCTATTATCGCCAAAGGTAGAAAATGAACTTGATACAATATGCCCTACTATATTGTCCCTTTCATGCTCTACATTCGTAGGCTTATGAATAAAGTAATCCCCCACCGCAAGAGCAGTCTCTGTATCTATGCCGTCTCCATTTTTATTAAACCTATTTACCACGGCAGCGTTAAAGGCTACCGCAACTAAGTCTAAATTCTGCTCAAGATCAATGTCTTCAGGTATTAAGGGTCTCAATGACTGCAGAGACGCCTCGGTGATATTCATAGACGGGTCATCGATAGATGACGACGCAGTTATTTCCCCGGTGAATTTGGTCTTATACTTGAAAGGTCTTTTCATGTATTTTAATATTATACACGGAAAGATCTGAAATTACACAAGTTTATTCTGAAGAGTGGTATAGTATCGCGGACGGATATTGCTCCAACTCGTGGCTGGCGGATATATCAAGAACGTCTTTTATAGACGAAAGTTTCTCTAGTTCTTCTATATTTTTAATGCATGTATCTACAGACGACTCCCAGTCTTTCTTTTCTTTTGAGCAGACAACTGCTTCGATGAATGTGTCAACCATTTGGTTTTGAGCCTTATTCAATCGTTTTACTGAAAACTGTTTCTTTATACCTTTAGTTGCGTGCGCGCGTAAAGATTCTATTTTGTATACCGTTTCTTGAATATTCTTTCTGCTATAAGAGGCCTTGCCTGCCTGAGGCCCGGTAGTGCCTGAAGGCCTTCCGTTCTGATTGGGGGTTTTCTTTTGGGCTGGGGTTTTTTTTGTAGGAGCAGCGGGAGCAGGCTTGGAATCGATAGCTTTCTCTTTAATATCCCTTTCCTCTTGTGCTCCCGGGGCTTCCACGGCAGGGACTCCGCCAACAAGAGGATTCCAATACCCCTTTTCTCTCTGCTCTGCGTAAAGCTCTTGGGCGGGCGCAAGGTCCGCTGGGCTTGGGTAAATCCCTGTCTTGATGACATCTACGCCTTGCTCCGGAGTTAGTATTCCGATCTCAATTAGGCGAGTGGCGACTCTTTGCAGCTGAACCTCATCCTTGATATCGAGCTCCTCAAAGCGGGCTGCAGGAAACTTCCTGAATCCCAAATTTCTGCAAATGAGTTTTATTTGAGGCTGAATAAAGTCATGAATAAATGCATGCCTCGCTTCTTTTAGCCTTTCTAGGAATATCTGAGCTTTAACTTGGGTGTTGGCGAACTTCTCATTTCCGACAACTACATTTTGCAAGCCTTCTCGAATATCGTTATTGACTATCTCGTATTTGTCTGGCCCAATAATCTTAGAAATATCGGGAATAATAAATTCAGCGTCAGTAGTGTAGTCGCTGACCAGAACTCTTCCCACGCTCTCATTTTGGAAAAGCGCTTGCATCGCCTGAAGATTGTTCGCATTAATCCCACCCTTATCGGGTTCAGCGCCCATAGTAATAAGGAGAATTACATTTTCTATAGTTCTACTTACCGCTTGATCTATCTTCTTTAACTCAAGCTTCCAGTTGATATCGTCCAGAACTGGATAGCCGAATGGAACCGCAAAAGGCTCATAGTCTTGTTTTTTATAGAAGCTATATGAGAGCTTTTCCGGCTCTAAGTCTATATAGATTCCCACGTCAAGGAATGTTCCCTTCTTAATCTCTCCTCTTTTCTTTTTCGGAAGCGCATCAAATATAGCCTTATCCTCCTCGGTAGATGGATTCCTCAGCTTCTCTAAGTCGTATTTTGATAGCAGTTTTTTATAATTTGCCGAAGAGAAGGACGTTTTGGTGTCCATGGCGACATCATAAGGATTCAGTAATACATACTTTATTGGAATATGATTAGCTTTTAATTTCCCCGCCTCTCCGTATACTTTTGTAAGTTTTGCAAAGTCCTTGGTGCTGAATTTTCCGTCTATTCTATATAGAAAGATATTCCCCGTTTTATAGTATTCCCTAAAATATTGATCTTTCAACCCCCACAGGTTAATCTTTTCAAACCACTTGTATACAAAGTTTCTTGCCTTTTCGGAACCTCCTTCCAGCTTAAGCTCGGAATTAGTAAGTTCAGACATAATATCGATAGCATTCTTAAAAATAGCAATGTTTGCATAGGCTTTTTGGCATAAATCTATAGTGTCTCGAATGTTAATGCCGTCAGATCCGTACTCGTAGGGAAGCATGCCTCCACGAATATTTGCATATCTCTTATCCTTATCTTGAAACGATATAGCATTCCTGCGCCCTAATGTCCGTGTCCCTTCTCCGGTCTTTCGAGTATAAGCGGTCGAGCCTGCCTCCGTATAGTAAGGTTGACCCGCTGATTGAGGCTCCGTCAATCCGCCATCAGGCTTAAAAAAATCCTCGATAGGCTTTGCACCATGACCCTTGTCTTGGTCGAATTTGCTCCAGTAGTCAGACTTCTTTGTATATTTTCTCTTTGCCATCGTGAGATATTATACACGAAAGTCAAAGCAAAGTCAAAGTAAAGTTTAAAGTTGACTTTTAATTTACGAACATAGGGGTGAAGGTCACTTGCACTTCTTCCGTCTCAACGTGGAGCATGTCGTAGTAAACTTTTGTCATCCAATTCCCTAGTACAAGGGCGGAGTATAAGTCCTTTCTCGCTTTATCCGGGCCGGTCTGGCGCCTGAGCTCTAGGGGCATGTCAAATGTCTGCGTGCCCTGAGGAGAGGTGGAAATCTGGATTAATGCGCATTCCGCTTTTGTCAGGTTAATCATGTCTGCTTGATGCTCTATGAAATCAATCATCTTTGCTGAGGCGGATTGTTTGTCTACATCGGCGTGCATCGAAAACTTCAACTTATCAATGGGAATCTTTTTCTTTCTTTGAGAGTGGTAGGACTCATCTACAGCTCTTCCTGCAAAAAGAATTCTCTTGTGGTCAAAGTTAGCTTGCAGGAGTTCATTTGCCCTTCTGATCCATCCACTGGAAGGTTTTTGCAAGTAACAAATCCGCTTGTCTTGTAAATTGTATTGCCTTTTTGCTTCTTTTAGTACGGCTGGATAATCTAAGACATTCGTAAAGTCCACATCCTTAATCTGCCGAATTTTAAGGTTGTCTTTCTTGAAAATAGAACTTTCATTCGCAGCGCTAAGGAACTGGACGCCTCCATTATAGTCTCCAACGATAGAAACTATATTAAAATTATTCAATAGATAATGAAAGTATTTAATATGCTCCCGCAGTGTTGTGCCGGGGAGCGCATATCCATGAACAAATGTAGCCATTCTCTTTTCGTCGTCCAGCTTGAATACCTGCATAGCGAAATCGTCCGAGCTCTCTGATTCTGCCCAGCTAGGATCAAAGGATAAAAGATATTTAGCAGAGGGGTCTCCCTTTACTTCTACATGAGCGCCTTCTCCGTCCATTAATGTACACGCTGCCATCGTAGAGGTTTTGAAGTATCCTGAGCTGTCGTCAGTAAAAATCGCTCCGAACTCTCTGTCGAATTGACTTTGACTCATGCTTGACTTTGCTTGTTTTATCAAATTTTGGTCATAGAGCAGCTTAGGGGCACAATCATAACTAAATTTCATAATTGCTCTTTTAGCTTCCGTAGGATCTTCAGTCGAGCTATTAATCAATCTATCAAACTGCTCATATAACTTATACATATACTCAAATTTATAGCACGCAGAAGATAGCATAATAAGCTTATTGTTGGGCCAAACATGCTTTTCAGAGGGGTCCATCTTCCCCATCTTTATCAACTCCTCTTCCGCCCTATCTAGATCCTCTCTTTCCGTGGGGTTTTCAACAACAGACAAAAACGGAACGATTACCTCGTTATAAATCCTTTCGGGCATCAAGGCGAACTCATCAATGATAATTCTATGAAACCTAAAACCCCGGAGTTTGTCTCCATCCCCAAGGGGCAAAGCACGGATTCTAGACGTCCCGATTTCCATTAGCCATTCGTCATTACTTTTGGTCTTTTTAGTAATGCATTGGGCGAGATAGCCAGCTTCGGGCTTTGCTGCGATGTCTTCGATCTTTTTAAAAATCATCTTAGCCTGCCTGAAGGACTTTGAAAGTATTCCAATCTCTACCCCCTGATTTAATATAGCGTCAAGAAAGGCAAAAATGCCAGTGGTGAACGATTTTGACATTCCCCGAGACCAGACCCCCATAAAGTAATCAGTCTCGA